CTAAAACGATTTGAGCCCATTCTCTAGTCTCTTCCGAAACTTCTCTACTGTTAGCTAAAGAATCTAACAAAGCTATACGTGCCTGAGCTGCATTTTGTGGTCCAGCCATCACACCACCAGTGGAAGGTATTAAAGGATTTAAACCTTTTCCTTGGTGCATTAATTCATTAGGAACACCTACAGGACCTGCTTCTTCTGTAACAGTTATATTACTAGGAGGACGGTTTGGAGAAGCTTGCGCTCTAGGAGGAGCTTGTTGTTGACCTTGAACAGGACCACCTGAAGAAGGTAATTCTTTTTTTAAACGATCAGTTTCAGCTCTTTCACCATAAGTCCCAGACTCAGGTTTATTAACCGACATGTTTTGTGTCGGTGTTTTCTCAACTATATCTGGTTCAGCCACGTACCTCTGCTCCTATCATTCCACCAGGACCTGCTGGTGAACCTATTCTTGCTAAAAGATCAGCTCCTTGAGGCGCTGCTTGAACTGGTCCTTGAGGTCCTTGAGGTAAAGCGCCCATAGGAGCGCCAGCCTGCAAACCCATTCCAGCCATAGCAGGCAACATCTGAGCCTGTTGCTCTTCTTGAGGTTTAACAACATACTTGTCAAACAACTCAAACAAATCATCACCTTGCATTCTTGCTTTAGCTATCTCTACAAGAGCCGAATCAGGAATAGTTCCCTGCTCTAAACCTTGCAACAACTTAGCTAAAGCCATAGCACGGAACTTCTCAGCGTCAATACGAGACTGTTCTCTAGCCACATCTGTTAAACCATCAAGGTTTTCCTGCACAAACTCTTTAGAAACAAATTCGTTCTGTGAGTATTGGATGTGTAGAACAGCAGACTGGGCAGGATCTCTACCCATACCCAAACCGTATTCGACTCTCAATCTGTTAGACATATCAATGTCTTTACCAGAATGATATTCCTCTAAAAACTCTTGGTTCCTTAACACTCCACCAGCTACTTTTTGAGTAGGGAAATATTTTTGATCTGTCATGCAAGCAATACGAAGAGCTTTCTCCAGTTTCGATTGCAGTATCTGATGATATGTGCGTATAGCAGTGTTCATCATTCCAACAGATGATTCCAAAAACTTCGCTGAAGCTATACTTTGATCTATTTCACCTGGTCGTGACTTAGGGTATCTACCACCAAGATGAATACCTTCTATAAGTTGAGCCATATCAGCTTGAACATTAAGTGAGGACACCGCCGGTGGGACACGACCAATAGCACCTTGCGGTCCTAATTCAATGTACGCACCACCACCATACGGCATTTCCCCAATCAAGTCTTTAACAAAAATGTCGGAATACACTGCTTGATCCGCATAATCCAACACCATAGACATCAACCTGATATGAGCTTCCATAAGACCTACGACTTGGTCGAACTGTCCTCGGAACTCACCATCTAAAGTAATTCTCGAACCTATAACAATAGGACAAACTCCTAGCGGATTCTCAATGCGCTCTAATTCAATAGGATAAAGAGCGTAGTCCCCTGAGCTGAATCGGTGGAAGGTGTCATGATTACCTTGATACATCCCACAAAGGACATATTCATGGTCGTCATAGTATTCTACTAAAACTACTTTTGTGTTGTCGTCTATCACTCCCAACCCATTAGTACCAACAAACTCTACGAGCTTTTCTTGGTAAACTTCAGGAAGCTGGGTGTAATACACCTCCCTTCCAAACATCACCTTCTTAACCGTGTCCCCTGGTCTGAACCCTGGTTCAGGGTAACAAGTCCTAGGATCACGCCTTTCTATAAGAGGCATGCTTTGTTCAAAATCGGGGCTAATTGACCAAACACTAAAACCGTAAGCTGCCATATCCATAACAGCTCTAGGTATCAGAAGATCAACGCCGTTTGCCTGCATATACGAAGTAGCTATTCTTTCCATGCGAGTAGCTACCCTCTTGGAAGCTTGAGTAGCTTTAGAAGGTTGAACTCTGATAGTAGGAATAACAGACGCTGCCTCAGCAGTGTCCTCCAACGCCACCTGAATAAGGTTAGGTGAACGAACGGTTACATTCTCTTCATCAGGGTCAAACTCATCAAAGTCACCCTTAACGGTACGATCAATGATGTCACATCTGAGATCACGTTCTTCGTACCTTGTCCTCCAAGCACTATACATAGCAGGTAGCTTGTCAATATCTAACATTTATCTTTTCCGTTCCTCTGCCATACTTAATAAACCATTTTCTAAATTAGACATGGGTCGCCCATTCCTAGAAGCAAAAGCGAGATCCCTGATCTCTTCTTCTGTTGATCCTCTAGGCGCTGTGAAATACAAAGGCTCTCCGTTACTGTCATAAGTGCCGCAGACAATTTCATCATCTCCAGCACTTTCCTGCGCTTTCTTAAACGCTTTTGAATTTTTTCTATTCTTAAACAATACATTCCCACCAAGTGGAAATAAAGTGTCACTTATCTGACACATGTCCTTCCACATTAACGAACTTAGGACCTTTGTCTTCATCATACTCTTCCACAGCTTCATGTGCTTGCGGAGTACCTAAAGTTTGTCTTCTATACCCCCATTGCCCCCTGCTCATATGACCGCCTCTTTGGTCAGCTAAATTAACTCTCCTAGCTTCCTGATTCTGAAAATCAACAACATGCCTACGTCTCCTAATACGATTAGGGACCTTCATCCTCTCATTAAACATCGGAAGATGAGCACGGCTTAACAGGTCACGACAACCGAGATCAGCGAACCAAGTTGACATCACTCTGTCAGAAACCATACCCATAGGGAAAGCAACAAATTCTTCAATGCAAGGCTGGAACATTTTACAAGTAGGAGCGTTACCCCAAGGAATAGAAAACATTTCAGCAGTCATCAAAGGAGCAATAGACTCAACACCAAACTGAGGGTCCCACTTATTCTTATGAGTAGTATGCGGAACAACCCTCACACCCTTCTTAGCGAGATACTGAATGATCTCTGTGTTGTACTGCACCAACTGAGACTGCAAACCATTATTCTCAACACGCCACTCAAACAAAGGGTACTTCTCAGTCCAAGCAATAATCTGATCTTTCATCTGAGGAGCTTTCATAGACTTAACCGCAACCTGATCCACCAAATAGCGTTTACCAGTACGCAAATCCACGCCTATTAAAGAAAACGCTGTGTAACCAGAATCTTTATTACCCCCTGCTGGATCAAGACCAGCGATCAAACGCCAATCAGACTCATAATGTCCTATAGTCCTAGACGAATCCTTACAAGTATCGAGCATCTCTTGAGTGAAAGAAGCACCCAACCCTGGGATGTCCACATTCTGGTACACCAACTGGAAGTCGGCAGGGCGCATCTCCGAACGGTGAATGATCGCCTGCTCATAAGGAAAATGATCCCCCCACAAAACCTCCTCATTATTATCGTCTGTTATACATGAATATCTTAAAACTTTATAAGCAGGTCGGTTAGCTAAAGTCGAATACACATCCCCTGGCGAAACTCTAGTACCCACCCAAATAGCTTTACCCTTCTTACCAATACGAGACAAAGCTTCCTTATCCATCCACTCCAACATGTCTTGCACCCTTTCAGGGTTTCTTTGGTTATCCAAAGTAGCAACGTCATCAAACTTGATAATGTCAGCACGTCTACCATAAATCTGAGCGCCGACACCCAACACCTGAACAGTCGGGTCTTTCTCAGCGGTCATTCTGCCTGCAACATAGATCTGCTCTTGGTTCCATACAGCTTGAGATCCTTCAGGTTTAAACGGTCCCCAATCGTCAATCAGGTTTCCTGTAGCGCCTTCATACAGATCAGGATTACACAACAGCTCATTCATCGAATATAAGAAAGTACGAGCGAACGGAAGAGACTTCGAGACTATAAGAGTCCTCAAGTTCGGATTCTTCACAAGCGAATAAATCGTGTCCTTAACAGTCACGTTCGTTGACTTGGAATGATACGGAGGAAGATTAATAACAACACGGTTATAGTCGCCTTGACAAGCTTCAGCCATGTCCCGATGAAAATCAGGCATCTCATGATGCTTATCACAGTCAGGGCAAATCCAATGACCGAAGTATCTTTGATCGAACTCCTCAAAAGTACCGACCCTGCGTTCCTCATTAAGACCCAAAGGCGAAATTTTGATTTTAGCCTTAGCCTCATCCACCCGAACCTCACGTTCAAGGCGAGCCTCTTTCACCTTCTTGTTTAGGTGCTGTCGAGAAACATCGTATTCCTTAGCTGCCTCAACCTGAGTCCAACCGTCATCAAGAACACGCAACACCGCCGCATCAAAGCGGCGCTGCTTAGACCATCTCTTATGTGGCTTAGACATTACTGACAGGAATCACAAGTATCGACTTCATCAAGACCACATACTAGCGGAGTATCGTCTTCAAAAGGGTCGATTTTTTCAGACGAGCCAACCATTTCGCCAGTGTCTGGCTCTTCTAGTGTCCGTCCGTGTTGTGCTTTGTTCATGTCTCCCCTGGTAACAGCTCGACAGAGCTGTTGTTTCTAGGACCTGGGCTCCTGTACCAGGAGATTATAACAGGTTCTTGTTTAGCCAGGTACTAAACACGACAGAAAACGTATCATTTAAAGTGACACGCTGGAGTCGGATTGTCACCCGAACAGATAG